CCTGGAAGACCAGCTGCACTCGGGTCCATGCGGCCATGACCGTGTCCCGGATGCCGGCGAAGTTCGTCTCCCAGGCCCGCTTCAAGAGGTAGACCGCCAGAATCACCCCGCCGATGACGGCCACGACCGGCAAAAGGTAGGTCGCAATCGCGGCCCCGACGCCGGACAGGGACGCGCCCATTGCCACGATCCCGGCCTTGATCGCCGGCAGCGCCACGCCGATGGTCCCGACCGCCGCGATCACGCCGCCCACGACCACGAGCACCGCGCCGAGGGCCATGCTCAATGTTAGGACCGCGCGGGTCACGCCAGGCATGGACTTGGCGAGCTTTTGTAAAAACAGAATCACCTGCGAGACGCCCTGGATCACGGGAATGACCACGGGCAGGAGCGTCCGTCCGAGTATCTCGAAGAGGTTGCTCACCTGTTGCCTGACCAGTTGGAATTGCGAGCCGATGTCCATGTTCATGGCCCGGGCCATTTCCTCTGTCACGGCGGTCCCGTCCTTCATGGCCTGCTCGATGGAGCGAATGTTGCCCCCCAGCGCTTCCATGCCCTGGGACATCTGGAGCAGGAATTTTACCGCCTCATCCGAGCCGAAGGCCTTCTTGATTTCGACCTGGGCCGCAGCCTGGGAGAGATCGGGGTATTTTTTCTTGATCTCCTCCAGGATCGGGATGATGCCCTTCAAGCGTCCGCTGGAGTCCACGAGGGAAATCCCCAATTCGTTCGAGGCCTCGGCCGCCTTCATGATGAAGGCCTTGTAGAGCGTGCCGGCCTCGGACCCGGGCATGGTCGTTTGCAGCTGTCCAAGGATGGCCATCTGCTCCGCGAGGGGAATGTTGGAAGAGGCAGCTACCGCGCCGATGTTCTTGATGGCCTCGGCCATGCCCGCGCCGGTGGTCTTGAACACGGCCACGGTCTGGGCCATGCCCCCGGAGAAGGCCTTGGCCCACTCCATGTCGGTCATGTCCGCCATGATCGGCTTGAAGATGCCGTAGCCGGTAGTGAAGGTGCCCACCATCTCCTGGATACTGGCCTTGGTGGCCTTGGCGGTGAGCGCGGCCATCGCGGAGAAGGTCCCCACTGCCTCGTCGCTCAGGTTGGCGAGCGCTGATTTGACGTCATAAGCCGCGCCGATGAACTCGGCCTTGCTGGACCCGGCCCAGGTGTTGGTGAAGCTCTCGGCCGCGTCCTCGAGCGCGCGGAGGTCTTTGGTTCCGAGGGAGGCCATCTCGCCCAGGGCCTTTTGCGTAGCGGCGGTGGAGGCAATGAGAGCGGCGGGCATGGCCATGAGCGCGAGTCCGGCCCCGATCATCATGGTGCCTTTCTGGATGCGGTCGAGGTTCTTGGTCATGCGCTCGCTCGATGCCGCCACCGTCCCGTCCAGGGATTGCATGGACGACTGGATGCGGGCGGCGTTCCGCGAGAACGCGTCCTTCATCGAGACGATGAGACCAAGACCGAGATCGCCGTTCATTTCCGTCCGCGCTCCAATTGTTCCTTCTCAAAGGCAAGCTGCCGCTCCAGGGCCTCCACGAACTCCGCGCGGACCCGAAGCGGCAGCGCCATGACCTCGGAATATTCCCAGTGCAGTCCGCCGTAAGCCAGAAAAAAAGCGTCCCTTACAAGCGAACTCCGGGGAACAAAAAACCCGGTTCGGCCTCCAGGCGGGTCCGGATGCGCGCTCCGCAACTCTCGCAATCCACTTCCACAACCGTATCAATACCCGCATCCACTCGCGCCATCTCTTGGCGGAGCGCGCTCCGGTCCCGCAAGGACATCTCGGCCATGATCTTCCGGCTTGGGGGTTTGCCGTCGATCTCCACGATGCGCATCAGCATGGCCGAGGTGATGGAAGGCTCTTTCAGGGAGGCCAGGCGCTTTTCCATGTTGCCGTCCAGGTGCGCGAACTTGACCTTCCGGTTAGAGCCGGGGAGCTTGTATGTGAACTCGCGGTCTTTGCCAAAGGGCGTGACCTTGAGTTCCTCGAGGTTGACGCTCGTGAGGTTGGCCTCGCGGCAGGCTGTGTTCGGACAGACCAGTTCGAGGTCCACCTCTACGCCGAGCGAGATCTGCCGGAGCTTGACCAGGATGAAGAGCCGGTCGCCGGAGAGGAGATCGAGGATTTCCTTCATGCCCGGCTTGGCATTCTCGCCCAGGCGCAGCACGCAGTTCTTGAGCACCTGGTTCACCGCGTCGCCGGTGCGGATGAGCCGCTGGTTGGTGAGGAGTTCCTCTTCGGCCCCGGTCATCTCCCGAAGCTCGACTTCAATCCCGCTGGGCAGTTGAAACGTATGCATGGTTCACTCCAATCAGGTCCAGTATTGGAAGCAGACGGTGAGCTTCTCGATGGTGTTCTCGTTGTTCGCGCCTTCGAGTTCGTCGTACTCCAGGACTTTCACCCACGCACCGTGGAGCGTCCACCGCCGGGTCTCATCGCCGGTCCGGTCATAGCGCACGATGTCGATGTCGCGCATGTAGTCGCTGGGCAGGCCGCCGGTCACCGCGTTCACGTCCACCTGTTTCTTGATCCAGTCCCGGGCCGACTCGTCAGAGCCGTCCTGGAGGATGCCCTTCTCCAGGGTGATGTCCTCGAACTTGACCCGGCCCGCGACCTTCTGGTCGAACATCGAGCCGCCCGGCGCAAAGGCCACCTCCTCGAACTCGGTCTTCGGCTCCTGGCCCTTCTTGAACAGGGCCACGTCAAAACCGTTCACCTCGATAGCGAACTGCCAGTTCTGGTAAAGGCTCTTCGGCATGTTTCCGCTGCGCATTTTCAAACCTCCTTAGGCGGTGGTGAAGATTTCCTTGAAATCGGCCCCGGTGGTGGTAAGCACGAAGTTCAACTCGATGAACTCCGCCGTCTTGGTGGGCTTGACGAAAATCCGCGCCACCATTTCGTTGCGGTCGATCACCGCCGGGGTGTTGGTCTCCTCGTCGCACTGAACCGCGAAGTCGTAGAGACCGCCCTTGTCCTTGATGTCCTGCAGGAAGGGGTTGATCAGCCGAATGAGCGCCCGCCAGGTCTGCGGGTTGTTCGGCTCGAAGACCACGAACCGCGCGGACTCGGCGATTGCCTCCTCCATGTAGAGCATAAGGCGGCGGACGTTGACGCGGTCGAGCGCCGAGGGCTGGCTCTGCAGGGTCTTCTGGCCCCAGATGTTGATACCGCTGTCAGGGAACACCGCGATCACGTTCACGCCCTCGGGGTAGAGCACGTCCCGTTCGCCCCGGCTGGTCTTGTAGGCAACCGAGAGGGTGTTGAACACGCGGCCTCGGTCAATGCCCGCGGGCGCATACCAGACGTAGGTTTTTTCATCGTTGCGGGCGTAACATCCGGCAACCGCGCCCGTAGGAGGCACGAGCATTTTCTTGCCGGTCATGGGGTCCATGATCTCGAGCCAAGGGTAATAGAGTGCGGCATAGGACGAGTTGAACGCGGCATGGTTGTACATGCCCTGGCCCTTGCGGAAGTCCACAGCCTCGAGCGGCTCAAGAAGTATGGGCGCGTCCGCGAGGTAGATCAGGTCTTTGCGGTTCTCGGCGTAGGTGATGCCGCCGTTGATGACGGTCGCGGTGGTGACGCCGGGGACGATCAGGATGTTCAAGGCGTCAATCTCGTCAAAGGCATAGAAGCCGGTGTGCTGGGACGGGTCGCCGGTGCAGTCGGGGTCGCCGATGCACGCCAGTCCATCGTCCCCGCCTTGCAGCGAGAACGGCCCCACCGCTGGCCGGTCCGATGCCGATCCCGAGTCCTGGTTCAAGTCCGCCACTGTGATAAAATCCGACCGCTGGTTGATCATCAACTCGACGTGGTTCGCGGCGCTCTCGTCCATCGAGAGGTCCTTGTACACCTCGACCACTTGGTTCTTGTAGCGGACCACCAGGTTGAAGTTGTTGTCCGGGTCAAGCGTGCCCGGCTCAATTACGACTGCGATATTCTGGCCCCACGTCCCTTCGTCAATGGCGTCAACCCGCAGCTTGTCCACCGCGTCCACGCCGCCGGAAAAATTCGCCGAGGGCGCGGGCGGCACCACGCCCCGCTCGGTGGTTGTTGCCTCCACCAGGGCCGAGGCCTCTGGGCTATTGGCAATGGCGGCGACGACCTGGTCGGCGGTGCTGATCGAGGCCCCGGAGTCGTCGGTCGCTAAATGAACATTGATGGACACATCGAACACCTCGATGTAACACGAAGGATTGGGCACGGGGAAAGTCGCCAACTCGATCCTGATGTTGTTCCCGGCCTCGCCCGGCGTTTTGGCTTGCCAGTGAATCTCGTCAAGGCCCGGCGTGCCGGTGACCAGAGTGGCCGCCGCGCCCAGCGGGTTTTTGAGCGTGACGCTGGCCTTCACAGCGGTGAGGGTGTTCCGGTCCGTGGGGTCGGTGAGGTGAGCAATCCGGTTCACGTAGAGCACCTGGCCGCCGTTGTCGAAGAACGCCCGAGCCGCGTAACCCAGGTAACCGTACTGGTAGTAAGAGCCGAACTTGCGCACGTACTGTTCCCAACTCGTGACCAGGACCGCTTTGTTGATCGGGCCGCGCTCGGCCACTCCGATCATGCCGCAGGACGAGGTCGAAATCTGCTTCACGTAGTAGCTGAAATCCACCTCGCGGGTATAGATGCCTGGCGACAAATAGCTGCCCATGATTTACCTCCGTTTCCGGCGCGGGTTGGTTTTGGGGGGAGATTCCGCTTCCTGGGGCGATGGCTCAACCGCCTGAACGCTTGCCGGCGGAATGCCCTCCGCCGGGTCTCCGATGTCAGTGAGGGAAATGAATCCCCGCTTCTCCGCCATCTTTATCTCCGGGGAGATTTTATCCTCGCTGATCGCCCGCCGCTCGCGCGGGTCTAGATGCAGGCTCTGGCCGCTCTCCGCCAGGTGTAAGGTGAGCGGCTGAAACATCAGGTTCTTGATCTCGATCATGTATGGTCCTCCTCTTGTTATGGGGTGTAGGTGATTTCCTCGATGACGCCGTCGCGGAATTGAAAGGTGACGTCCTTCACCAACTTGCCCGCCTTGACCAGCCCGTCGTAAATCGGGCAATCCTCGATCCGGCAGCGTCCCGAACTCTGCCGCAGGTTGGAAAGGTTCACTCGTTTGAGACCTCCCAGCGGGACTAACTCGGTGACGTTCAACGAGCCGCGATCCGCGACGGCCAATGTCGGATGCAGCTGGTAGAACCGGGCGACCTTCTCCAGCAGGTCCAGCAGCGCCGCTTCGTTGCCCGTCGTCACGATCACGTCAAAATCCAGGTGATAGAGCCTAGGTGACTTGCATTCCTCGTAAGAGAGGTGAGGGACATCCTTCTCAATCAGCTTCACCTGCGACCGCCGGTCGCCGTCCTCCAACAGGGTCGGGCCTTGCAGGACCACACTCGGCACGTTCGGGACTTCGAACACGTCGTCCGAGGCCACCAGCACCGCGTCCGGGTCTATCTCCGCTTTGACCAAGCGGATGAAAGTCTCGACTACTGTCCGAACCGTTTCCATTTTTTCCTTTACAGGACCGACCGGATCGCCTGCCGGTAGTTCTCGATTACCTGGTCCCGATACTTCTCCATCACCGGATGTAGGAAGGGCCGGGGCGGGATGACGATCACCGCGCCATTGGGGTGATTGATCGTGGCCCCGTATTCCATGACCGCGCCGATGTTCACCATGTCCTCTCCGTCCTTGTTCACCGTGCCCTTGAGCAGACCCACGAATGCCCGGTCCGCCATGATCCGCTGGGTGATCGAGTTCACCAGAAAGCCGGTGTCGATCAGGGCCTTGCTCGATCCCTTCCGCAAGATGGTGCTCGCGGCCAATTCGACGAAAGGCTTCCCGCCCGGGGCCTGGCTGCGGATGCCGCGCTTGATCTCGCGCACGAGCAGGATCGCGTTCTTGATCGTGGCCAGGCGGATGGCATTGGCCAGGCGAGCGCCGGGGTTGTTGGCCAGCTTCGCCTTGGCCTTGTCCCACTCGCCGAATTGTTTAGCGCCCATGAAGCCTCACCAGCTTGATCACTTTGTGGGTGACCACGCCAAAGCAGCGCTCCTCCTGCACGGCCTGGACCCGGAACTTGTCCACGCCGACGCTGAGCCTATCCTCTGCTCTGATGTCCAGGTCGGGCAGGACGCAGGCGCTGGCGTCAATCTTCTGGGCCAGGTCCTCTGCCGGCGTCTCGATGAACTCCAGAGGGAACG